CACTTTATTTATACACTCTAAATACCTATAGGTGAAACTTATGGGTTATGTCTCATTTGATTATATCAAAAAAGAATGAGGTCTTCTTGCAGGTAAAAGCAGAACCTCATGTTTATTACGAATTAGCAGACCAGTTTACCTTTGAGGTTCCTGGTGCAAAGTTTATGCCTCAGTACCGAAATAAGTACTGGGACGGAAAGATTCGTTTATTCAATACCCAGACTGGTGAGATATATGTTGGGTTATTGGATAAACTCACAAAGTTTTGTGACGATCATGAATATACCTATGAGTTTGTGAATAACAAATTCTATGGTCTTCCTTTTGAGGTTAACGATTTCATCTCAAAAGAAGGTGTCAAGGATTATATGAATGCTATTTGTAAGTATTCCCCCCGCGAATACCAAGTAGAGGGAGTATACGACGCCCTAAGACATAATAGAAAGCTATTGATATCTCCAACTGCTTCTGGAAAGTCGTTGATGATATACTCGATTGTGAGATACTACGTTGAGAAAGGACAAAATACTCTGATAGTCGTGCCAACGACTTCCCTTGTAGAACAGATGTATAAAGACTTTGAAGACTATGGGTGGGACGTAGGTTCATTTTGCCACAAGATATATGCGGGGAAAGAAAGAGAGACCGACTCGCAGGTTATCATCACGACCTGGCAGTCCATCTACAAACTTCCCCGTAAATATTTTTCAAGATTTAATGTGGTTGTTGGAGATGAGGCACACCAATTTAAGTCTAAGTCTTTAATATCTATAATGGGAAAACTTTCTGATGCGAAATACAGATTTGGTTTTACAGGCACTCTTGATGGAACTCAAACTCATAAATGGGTATTGGAGGGCTTATTCGGTCCTTCATATAAAATCATCAGAACAGAAGAACTGATGAAGAAGGGGCATGTTGCTAAGTTAGATATCAACGTGCTTCTATTGAAACACCCTGCACATAAGTTTGAAAACTTTGAAGAAGAAGTCCAGTACATTATTAACCATGAACGACGCAACAAGTTTATACGTAACCTTGCCCTTGATCTTAAAGGTAATACGCTCATATTATTCTCCCGTGTTGAGGGGCACGGACAACCACTTTACGAATTAATAAATAACTCAAAGGATGATAAACGTCATGTATTTTTTGTCCATGGTGGTGTAGCAACAGAAGATAGAGAAAAAGTAAGGGAGATTACTGAGAGAGAAAACAACGCGATTATTGTCGCTTCATACGGCACATTCTCTACTGGTATTAACATTAAGAATCTCCACAATGTTATTTTTGCTTCTCCTTCAAAGTCCAGAATTAGAAATTTGCAAAGTATTGGAAGAGTTCTCAGGAAAGGCAATAATAAAACAAAAGCAACTCTTTATGATATTGCTGACGACATTTCCTACAAGTCTAGGAGAAATTATACCCTTAATCATTTAATCGAAAGAATCAAAGTTTATAACGAAGAAAACTTTAACTACGATATTGTAAACATACCTCTAAAAAACTAATGGGAGAAGAATTTTACGCAGCAATCAAATTAGTTTCCGGAGAAGAAGTATTTTCTCTAGTTTCTATTGATGAGAATGAAGGAGATCCTATTGTGATTCTTCAAAATCCTGTAAAGATAAAAATATTTGAAAATAATTACGGATCTGTTTATAAAATAAAACCGTGGATGGAAATTCCTGAAGATGAATTCTTTTTATTAAAGTTTGATAAAATAATTACTATTACAGAAATAAATGATTCTAAAACAATAAATCTTTACAAGACATATTTGAATGAAGATGTAGAAGAAGAATGTTTAGATGGAAATGTAAAAATAACAAACGAAATGGGATATGTATCTTCAGTAGATAAAGCAAGAGAAACTCTTGAAAAAATATATAAAGATCTTAAAGAAAGCTAAAGCTCATCCTTTAACCCTAACAAAGGTAGTCTACACACATTTTTATACTTTGTCAAGTTTTTAAAGTATGCTATAATATACATAACGAAAGTTTATTGATTACTACAATGTTATGTCCAGAAAGAAATCAGAGCATTACGTCAACAACAAAGAGCTTCTAGAAGCACTGATTGTCTATCGTTCCAAGGTAGAAAAAAGTTTCTTAGAGATCAACGGTAGAGAACCCACTAGGGAAGACCGAGCAAAACGATGGGAAGGTAAACCACCTATTCCCAACTATCTTGGAGATTGCTTCCTGAAGATTGCTACGCACCTATCATATAAACCCAACTTTGTGAACTATATGTTTAGGGACGATATGATTTCTGATGGCATTGAAAACTGCGTCCAGTATATCCATAACTTCGACCCTGAGAAGTCCAAGAATCCATTCGCATACTTTACTCAGATTATTCACTACGCCTTCCTGAGGCGTATTCAGAAAGAGAAGAAGCAACTGGAAATCAAGACCAAGATTATCGAACGCACTGGTTTCGATGAGGTTATGATGGTTGACGATAGCTTGCTTTCTGGGCATAGTTCGGACTATAATAGCATTAAGGACGCTATCACTTACAAGAATCGATGAAGGTTGCTATTATCACGGACCAGCACTTCGGTGCCCGTAAGTCTTCGAAATTCCTTCACGACCATTTCAAAAAGTTTTACGATACAGTATTCTTCCCATATCTTGAAGAGCACAACATTAAGGTTGTTGTGGATATGGGAGATACCTTCGACAACCGAAGGTCTATCGACTTATGGGCGTTGGAGTGGGCGAAAGAAAACTATTATGACCGTCTACACCAAATGGGTATCACGGTCCACACTATCGTTGGTAACCATACTGCCTACTACAAGAATACCAACCAAGTCAATTCCGTTGGTCTTCTTCTCAAACAATACGACAATGTTATCGTCTATCCTGAGGTAACAGAAGTCAAACTCGGTAACTTAAATACACTTTTTATTCCTTGGATCAATAATGAAAATTTTGAAAGTACTGTCTCATCTGTTAAAGCTTCACGTAGCGTATGTGCGATGGGGCACCTTGAACTCAACGGATTCAGAGCTCATCGCGGGCACGTCATGGAAGACGGTATGGACTGCGAACTATTTGAGAAGTTCCAAACTGTCTTCTCGGGACACTATCACACTCGATCGGACAACGGAAAAATCTTCTATCTAGGTAACCCCTATGAGATGTTTTGGAATGATGTGAATGACCCTCGTGGTTTTCACATCTTCGATACGGAGACTATGGAGCACACTCCAATCAATAATCCTTATCGTATCTTCTATAACATCTACTACGAAGACAACAACTACAAACTCTTTGACGCCCGTGAGTATCAAGGTAAGATTGTAAAAGTCATCGTCAAGAAGAAAACCAGTCCAAAAGACTTTGAGAAGTTTATTGATAAACTCTACTCTGCTGGTATCCAAGAACTCAAGATTGTTGAAAACTTTGAGATACAGGCAGGAGAAGACTTTGAGGTTGAGGAAAGCGAAAACACAATTTCTATCTTGAATAGATATATTGATGAAGCAGAAATGGAATGTGATAAGTCTATCGTAAAGGGCATTCTGCAGAAAATATATTCACAGGCGTGCGAGGTTGAGTAGTGTTTCTTCTAACTCTTAAAGACAGAAAAAGTGATGGTGCATATGCCGTTCATAATAAAATGGGTGAAAAAGTCCTGGTTCTTTTTGAGGAAGAAGATGATGCAAACCGTTATGCAATGATGTTGGAAGAGGAAGAAGATCCAACAGAAATGGAAGTTGTGGAAGTTGACGCAGCACTTGCTATTAGGACCTGTAAGATGTATAATTACAAATATTCTATAGTTACACCAAACGACATCGTTATTCCCCCTAAATTGAATGATAACATTTCAGAAAATCCGTTGGCGTAATTTCCTTTCAACCGGTAATCAGTTCACGGAAGTTGACTTTCAAGAGCATCATACAAATCTTATTGTAGGAACAAATGGTGCGGGTAAGTCCACTATCCTTGATGCTCTCACTTTTGGTTTGTTCAATAAACCATATCGTAAGATTAATAAACCGCAGTTGGTAAATACTACCAACGAACGCGAGTGTGTGGTTGAGATTGAGTTTACTATCAATACCCGTCAGTATCTTGTGCGTCGTGGTATCAAACCAAATGTATTCGACATTGTAGTCAACGGAACTCCTCTCCATCGTGAAGCAGATGACCGTGCGATGCAGCGTATTCTGGAAGAGAATATTCTAAAACTAAACTACAAGTCTTTCACCCAGATTGTAATCTTGGGTAGCAGCACCTTTGTGCCGTTCATGCAGTTGACTTCCGCAAACCGTAGAGAAGTTATCGAAGACCTTTTGGATATTCGTATCTTCTCTGCGATGAATAATATTCTCAAAGATAACTTGAAAGAGAAGAAGTCTCAAGTCAAGTCTCTTGATCTTAAGAAGGAAACTCTGAAAGATAAGATGAAGATGCAGAAAGACTTCATCGAAGAACTTGAGAATCGTGGTAATGCCAATATTAACGCCAACAGAGAAAAGATTACCAATCTTGATAAAGAAGTTGGCGTTTATATGGAAGAGAATGATAAGACAAATGAGCAAGTAACCAAACTCACAGAAGAGCAGCAGGAACTTATTGATGCTGGTAAGAAGTTAGTAAAGCTTAACAATCTTAAGGGCAAGATATCTCAAAAGGTAAGTACAATTACCAAAGAACATAAGTTTTTTAGTGAGAATACGGTATGCCCTACCTGTACTCAGAGTATTGAGGAAGAGTTTCGGTTAAATAGAATTACAGACGCTCAAAATAAGGCAAAGGAACTAAAGGAAGGTTACGAAGAACTCGAAAACACTATCAAGTTCGAACAAGAGCGAGAGCGTCAATTCACCGACCTTTCCCAGGAGATCACAAACTTAACGCATGGCATTTCTCAAAACAATACTCGGATTAGCCTCAACCAGAGACAAATCAGAGATCTTG